GGCCCAGTCACCAGTCTTGGAACTGAACATTACTTTTTGTACATTGCTATTCATTTGTTTTTGTTGCCTTTTCAATTAGACGATTAAGATACCACAAGGCTTTCTTTAAATCCTGCATTCGCTCACCCTTGTGACGTGAACGAGCTACATACTTTATAACATTTCCTTCACAGAAATTCAAGTCCCAATCCTCAATTGCATCAATTACTTCAATCTTTCCTTGATTGTAGTGAGAAGGATGGTCGACCATTTCTCTAACCATCGGTGCTCCCAAGAGCGCCGGCTCCGCGATTACTAATTGTCATTGGCTGTTCATACAATGAATCTTGTGAACATTCTGTGGGTCGGAAATGCACCACGGGTACCATCACAACTTGTGCGATCTTCATGTTTTTCTCGATAAGCTGTCGATCTCGACCTACATTATGTAGGTTTACGAATACCTCGCCATCATAACCAGAATCAACTACGCACGCGCCCACTAAAAGATGTCGCTTCGCTGCATTCCCTGATCGGTTCTTTACTTCTAACATGTACCCGTGGGGCACTCCAAACTTGAGACCGGTCTGGAAAAGTCCAGATTCTCCGGGCTCAAGCCACTTGCCCGTGAGGGACGAATCCTCTGGACAAAAGTATACGTCCAACCCTGCATCTGAAGGGTTAGCCCGGGAGGGCGTCAATACGTCCTTTCGGGTCTTAAAAAATTCTAGGATCACCTTAGTCTCCGGTGTTATCGTAGGTTGCAGTTGCTGTCGAGGGCCTTACTAGAGCTTCGTATACATCGTACAGCTCGTCAAGGTCAATCTCGCTCTTCATGAGTCGATACGCCTTGGTAGCTAGTCGCTGCTCGGTCTGGTTGAGCCAGCCGTTATCCTTAAAGTCCTTGCGAAGTTCTCGCTTCTGCTCCTTATACGGTTCCATTGCATCCTCAAGAGTCTTGAGGGAACGGATATATTCTACAATCTTAGCTCTCTTGTCGTCGTCGAGATTTAGCACTACTGCTCCTTGTTAGTTTGATTATCTCAAAGTCGAAAACCCAGACATTTGGCTTTTCATTCTTTTTATATGGTACACCATTTTGGCGTAGTTTGTCAACATCTTTTTTATAAATTATTGTTGCGTCCCAGCCTTCAGCGCCCCATCCATCACCAAAGTTGGCGTGGCGCTCTACCAAGCGAGCGTGGACTTCAGGGCCTGCGAAGCTCTTTACTAGGACGATATCGCCTGTCTTATATTCCATTCATATAATATAACAGGTTGTCAGCTTAATGTCAAGTGTTAATGTGGATTATTAAAAGTTTCTTGGATACTTGCGTTTAATCTTGGCGGCGCTTTCACCCGCTTGCGCCGCTCTTTTGATTACGTCTAGATCTCCCGGTAAGAGGCGGCCTTTTTTAACTTCAAATTCTGCTTTTTGAATAAGTCTCTGAATGTCGGGATCACTGCTTTCCTCAAGCTCTTCTCCACCTTCAAGACCGGGGAGATTTTCACCGCCTTCGATTCCGGCTGCGGCGAGCGCTCTTAGTAAAGTTTCGTAAGCCTTTTCGAACTTTTTGTTTTTGATCTCAAGTGCAGCTTTCATCATTGATGCCTGAAGATCTTCTTGTCTTGCTAATCCTTGGGCCTCGGGAGAAGCATCGCCATCAGGGCCAGTAACAATAGTTTCGCCGTCCATATCAACGACACCTTCTTTGATGGCCTTGACAGTTTCCTCGTGGATGATTCTTGCGAGACCTTCCTTGTTTAACGTTCGGTTGCCGAACTCGTCTCGGTCAGCGAAAGGGGAGTTGCGCGTTGTTTTAAGTGGGGGCATATCATCGATACCCATGTCACCGCCTAGAATATGGTGCTGAATTGTTTCAAGTGTGTTCCTCTGATCATCTGTGAGATCGAGTGTGTTAAGCATTTCTTGAATGTCGGCTTCAATCTGCTCATCATCTAGTTGGGCGGAGGGGGCAAGTTGCGGGGAACCATCGAGGGCTTTGACGTTGTTGGCCATGGCCAATTCCTTTTCCCATTCTGCAGGTCCGCCGGCTTCAGTCATGGCCTTGACTTCTTCTTTGATAATCTCTTTAATTCTCTTTGTGGTGATATTCATTTGGTTTTGTTCTCCTTAAACCTCAATCTTGGATTGGCTTTTCTTTGGCCGATTCCCTGCATTCTTTTAAGTGTGTCGCGGTCGACCTGTGGAAGCTCAAGGGCTGGCTCGTCATCTAGGTCGGTTGCGGGATCATGATCATGGTCTGCACCAGAAAGATGATTTACTACTGTGTTCAAATATTCATGAGCTTTGGTAATCTTGGCTTCAACCCACTCTTCCAAGTCGGCATCTTCATCAACCATATTAAGGGCTTCATCAACGAAGCTAGCCAAGTTGTGTAGTTGCCTGACAGCCATCGAGCCTTCGCCGCCATGGCCTTCCTCAAGCTGGCTCAGTACATCAATACCAAATAAATCTCCAGCCTCTTCATTTGTCAGAACCACTTCTAGCTCTTCCTTAATCATTTGCTTAATTTCGTTTTTAGTAAAAATCATTGTTTACTCATCCTCCAAGTTGAACCCGTCAGATGCTTCATAAGCTGCCACCTCTTCAGGTGTGGGGCCTTCAATATCAAAACGGTCATCCTCGACATAATCTTCTAGTTCTTCTGCTAATGCGTCGGCGATGATTTGTGGTACATCTTCTAGTGCGCTGACAACAGCGTTCTTAAGTGCCTTTCGTAAGTGATCCATCTTGTGGCCACCGTCTCCGAGACGGCGCCGTTCATGACTCACAACAAAGTTGCCAACAATAGAAATCATCTCCTCGTAAGAGACTCCGCGTCCCATAAAGTTTACACTAGTATCAGAATCTAACTGAATGTTGTCAAGCTCTGCGGATAGGGCCTCCATGGAATCTTCGTCGGGGCTAGCCACTCCATCCCAGTCTGAACCGACGTCGGTACCGGGTAGTTGGGTCAAATATTCATCTTTAATCTCGGCAATCATCTGCCGTAACATCTTGTCTGTCAAAAACACTGTAGATCTCCTTTTAAACGAACATTTATAAATAGTAACCTAGTTGGTAATCGTACATTTATTTAGAGTGCTTATCTGCTATAGATGCCGCCGCAAAAGCATCCGGTTTAATTTTTGCTTCAAAACCGGCGCCTTTAGCAAACCCTATAAGCATGTCTGAAAATAGGCTGGTTCCCTCTTTTTTATCAGCAGCACTGATATCTAGGTGAATCTCAATCTTTAATTCTGGACATAACTGCGTTAATCTGAGCCCCAGTTGCACTGAGCGGTTTGTCTCTTCAGTTATCCTTGTCACCAAAGCATCGTACTTCCGTTTCTTCACATTTGTTCTTGTTACGAAGTATCGTCCACCGCGTTGACTTTCCGCGCCATGAAGCACTAAGGCTGTTGAAAACATACAACCGTCTTTATTGAGAAAAGAGTCTGTTCCCAGATAAACTTTACCTTTTGACGCAGCATGGCTCTTGGCCTGCTCAACAATCTCAGTAAAATCTATCTCTCGTCCAGATCCGGTAAACCACTTAACCATCAATACTAACTATCCGAGCAAACGGAAATTGTAACGGATCGAGCGAGTACTAAATCCCCATTGTGTATTATAGTCCAACTTTGCTAGATATGGGCGGTTCAAGAGAATCCGATCCTTATCGGGCTGTACCCCCCAGCAACGAATCTTAGTCAGTGCGTTTGTTGAGTCGATAACTTCCAAAATCCAATAAAGTTTACCATTCTTCGTCTTCTTTGGAATAACCTTGCGCGGAATGAACCAAGTCACCTGTAGATCTGGATCGAACTCGGCAATGGGCGGAATAAACTTCTCTTCAAGTCTTTGCATAATATCGCCGTCGATAACTCGCGACATCGGGAACACACCAGTCAAATCAACAATAGACTGAATCTTCTCTTCTTCGGTGAACTCTCCTTCTGGTCGGTAAAGTTCGACATTCTCGATGAACTTCTTCTTGTTCTTCGGTCGATCAACCGCTACTGCAGACCAGAAGTGCTTAGTACCAGTAAACCTCTCGTCTATCATGCAATCGAGTGATTCGCTTCGGATTAGTACATCTAGGGCCTTCTTGTTCAGCTTAGAATATGAGATTCCCTCGTTGAACAAAAAGTCTTCAATATCTGCGAACGGTCGATTATTGAGAATCTGATCGATAGCTGCGTCACCTAGGCCCTTGATTGAACTAAACGGCTGAATCAGGGTTGAGCCGTTTTCATTGATCTCCCAAACTCGACCAGACGTATTTACATTTAGTGGCTCGATATCAAAGCCGAAGTTCTTAGCTACACTAATTGCTCTCTCCTTGCGGGATTCCGGCTCCTTGTCTAGGAAAGCTGCGACCCACTCAGAGGAATAATAGTTAAGTAGCCATGCGCACTGGAATGACAGAATACTGTATGATACTGCATGAGACTTGTTGAAGCCGTAGCCGGAGAAGTATTCAAACGTTTCCCAAAGTCGCTGTCCTGTGGACTTCTGTAGTCCCTTTTCGACACAACCTTCAATAAACTTCTTGTGAATCTTGTTCTTTTCGCGGGCGCCCTTGCCAGTACCCTTCTTAGTAAGTAGCTTACGAAGCTTGTTGCCTTCGTCTAGGCTGACATCCTTGCCTAGCTTGTGAGCCAAAAGAGCGATCTGTTCTTGGAAGATCAAGAACCCAAAGGTTTCCTCAGTAACTTCTTGTACAAGCGGGTGCACGTACTTGATATACTGAGGGCTCTCCTTCGCTTCGACGTATTGGTCGTCCACATCTGCCGACAGAGGGCCGGGGCGGAAGATCGACGTGATAGCGGAGATATCGATGATACTCCGCGGCTTTGCGCGAACACAGAAGTTTTGGGCACCTGACTCAGTAAACTGAAATACTCCGGCCCACTTACCTTTGTGAAACACGTTCTCGTATACACTCTGATCGTCAAGGTCAATAACGTCTGGATGCAAGTGCTCATCGTAATATTTCTTGACATCTGCGAAGGTCGGTGTTTCGATACCGTGATGGCGCGAAAGAATGTGGCGGATGGCGCCGTCGATCATGCGCAGCGAAGCTAGTCCCAAAAGATCGAACTTAATGAAGCCCATTGGCTCTAGATGACGTACGTTCTGGCCTTCTGACCATGGAGTCTGGCGCACACCTCCTGAATTGATCAGTGGCATGTGACTGTCTAGGTTCTCTGCAACAACAACCCCGCCGGCATGTCTACTACAGCTACGCACTTGACCGACTAGTGTTTCAACGTGAGTCTTAATATCAGGATATGTCTCAAGGAACGTACGAAGTGTAGGACTGAACTCGACAACTTCTTGCCAAGTTGGTGTGTAGACACCGGCCTTAATACCATGCTTCTGTTTTGCCAGCGGCATGGCCTCAGACATCATAACAGAGGTTACGTTGTTGACCTCGATAAACTCGACGCCATAAAACTTAGAGATATCTTTAATAAGTGACCGCAACTGTAGCGTATTCCAGTTTGAAATAGGCGCAACTGTGTCTTCACCCCATTCCTCGATGAGTTGTTCCTTCAGAATCATCGGGTCGGCAACATCGTAGTCGATGTCTGGGTAGTCGGTAGCGTCTGAGCGCAGGAAGCGAGAGAACAGCAGACCATACTTGATTGGGTCGACCTGAGTGATAGACAGTGCGTATGCGACAAGGGAACCAGCTGCGGAGCCGCGGCCCGGGCCAGTCAACATAGAATCAGTTGCGCGATCAGAAATTGCTTTCATGGTCAAGAAATACTTTGAGAATCCCCGGTCGTCGATGACTTTAAGTTCATGATGCAGGCGGTCAACGTACTCTTGATTATCTGCAAAACCCATTTCGTTTAGGCCGTCCATAGACAACTTGATCAGGGCATCCGTGGCTGACATGCCTGCGGGTACAACAAAGTCTGGCAGACGGACTGTATTGTCTGGGAAGAAGCTCTCAATTCTGTCGTGGGCGATAGAGTATGTGTTGGTGATGGACTCTAGGATGAGGTCATCATCATACTGCTCATTGCACATATCAGAGTACTTCTTGTACGACTCCCACATCTGATCACCGTTCTTGGGGTACAGCTCATAGCCAACCTCGTCAACGTCGACGGGCAAATCAGAATCTTCCTCGGCCCATGAGGGCCGTCCCTTGCCAAGCCAGCCTAGACGATTGTAAAGCTCTCGATCCTTCCAAGCGTCGGGATTAGGATAGTGACTATCGGCAGTCGAGATCAACTTTACCTTGTGTTCATCTGCTACTTTTACAATAAGCTGGTTAAGGTGGTGCTGCTCTGGAATGTTATTCCATTGCAACTCGGCATACCAGCGATCACCGAAAATGTTAACCATGCGACTGGTTGTCTTTCGCATAGATTCAAGGGCGGTATCCCGGTCGAAGCCGGTACGGTTACCCTCGTCGTCATAAGTACTTGAACTCCAGAAGTCAGAAGCGTACACGCCACCAAGGCAGGCACTAGCAGCAACGATGCCTTCATTGTATTTCTCCAACATATCAAAGTCGATACGTGGGTACCGATAATAGTTTTCTGGCTTGTAGCTCTCTGAGACGAGCTTGAAGATATTATTCAAGCCAGTCTGGTTCTGTGCCAGTAGGATCAGGTGTGAGCGGCGCTTGAGGATATTGTTCGTGGCGCGCTTAGACTCAGCCGAGTCCTCGACCGTGGCACCGGACTGCTTACCTTTGGCGTGCTCGCGGGCCTTCTTTTTATCCTTCATGACCTGCTCGTATTCCTCACGCCACTCATCTAGTGAGGGAATGAAGTAAGCCTCAACACCATAGATGGGCTTGAAGTTCTTGCCCTCTTCAGCCATCTTTCGGCCATGCAGCACCTGATATGCTAGGCCGTTCATATTCCCATGATCAGTAAGCGCGAGCGCGTCTAGACCATTATCATGGGCGAAGTCCATATGATCGGACGGATAGCCAATAGCATCAAAGATAGAGCCTGCCACACTGTGGGCATGAAGGTTAACGAATTTAATTTTAGGGTCGGTCATGTATTATCCTCACTGTCTATACACATTTTACTCAATTTTTTGCCTCTTGTCAAGTAAGAAGCGTTATATTTTAAAACTTTATCTGAAGCGATGTACTGTACGTACGAATCCCAATTTTCTAGGGTGTGATAGTCTTCTACTTCTGCCGTATTATCTATATTAACAGGTTCTGTAACTTTGTCAAGTGTAAAATGACGGGCTGAGTATCTTTCTTTTAAGGGTAGCTTCTCCCTAGGATATATTCCGTCTTTTAGGTTGTTCGAAGTGAAGGCGCCCGTTCCAGATCGAATTACTCGGCGCATCTCCAACCACTCGTCCTTTCCAAAAGTAAACCCTAAGTACAGGCCGTCTTTTGCGGTCTTTTCATGATAAGATAAGGCAAGCACTTCATCTTTTCTAACCGCATCACGGAGAGGTCGAAGAAGAGCGGGATCATAAATGCCGTATGGAAAAGAAACGTAGTATCGGTATGGGGCGACCCAGCCACTCAAAGTTTTGCCAATTTTAAAGGCTGTGATAGCGCCGTACAAAATCGACCACGACAAGCAATCTCTCTTGTTTAGGTCTTTCGGGTGAATGGGAACATAAAAAATAGGAATAACTCTCCTAGATTCGCTTGGATGCCTGTCTTTTCTGTAGTGGTATATCGGGTCATAAACATACTCGCCGAGTCGACTCTTTATAAGCGGAGAAATATCATCGTTACAAATGATCCAAATCGTCTTGCAGCCAGCATATGCGCACTCTAAGACGGAGCGTTCAATAGCAACTAGTCCGTCGCCGACCGGTTGCATGCAATCTGGCCATGGCAAGTCTAGACTGTCTTCTCGGCCGGCAACTGGTATTACGCCAGCGATGTGTCTCCTTCTCAGTCTCACATGTTTTCCGTTAAGTGCCTTAAGTAGCTGTGCTCTGTAGGTTGCGGGCGCATTGTGATTTTCGTCGGCATGGGCAATACTTCCCTTCTTCCAGTTTCAATCTTGACAGCATAATATTTGTACTTTTCTGGATTCTTTGTGTCTCTGCCATTTCTGGCGCCTCGGATGCCGGCAATCTTCATGTGCTCTAGAATACTGAATCGTGCGTATGTGTCAGTATACTCATAGCTTCTGAGTTGTTCGCTTGTTAGGTAAGAAACAGATACAAGGTCTTTCCTGTCATGGTTACCATCGATTCTGTTAGATGGATAAAAGTATATACAATTAACAAAATCAGAAGAGTTTTCCATCACATCATATGGGTGAATCATGCCAGATCTAACATCCATCCAATCTAAAACCATATGTTTATCTGGAGGGATCTTAGGCTCAAGCAAATCGCACCCTACGACTACTGATTTGTCGTAGGTAAAGGATGCAGATCTGGCACGATCCAAGACTACGCGAACTTTATTTTCATCTACTTTTCTAACTGATATCGCTTTGCCAGAAAACGGCAGCAAACCAGCTAGTGACATTAGGAACGCCACTCTTCTGTATACCTTGTATTTCTCTATACCAACAGTAATTTGCCTATTTCGTTTTGTAATCGTTCGCTTAGAATTCTCTATGCCCAAGAAAGACAGATCCACAGACACATCGTAATTTTCGAAAAATAGTGGCTCTTTGGGATTCAAGGTGATAACCGGGCAACCCTCCTTATAGCCAACCAATAGGGCCTCCAGAGAGTTGCCGACAATTATCTTGTCATATCGATACTCATGCTCTTTCACAAAACACTTTACTTATAGTCGGCCGATGATGTGGTTTTCAAGAATCACTGTATGAGTCGTGTCGTCTATCGCGATGTCTTCTAGAAAGTTCGACAATACAACAACTCTGGCATCCGTTGGGATTCTATCTAAAAACGAACAATTCGGTGACGCAGCAATTACGCGGACAACTTCGTAAGGGCTGCTCTTCTTTACGTAATCATCTGGCAGCAGGATGGCTTTGCCGTCCTCTTGCTCTTTGTTAGGTTCTCTAGCAACCAGCACATGCCGATTGAATGGTGTCATACTCATGAATACTCCTGTTCTTTCACTGAGGTGTTAATTATTCTTTTTTGTAGTTCGTACTGTTTGGCGTTTAAGATGGTTGATTCGGTTGCTCCGCATCGGCTGCAGCGCAAATTAACAAACATGTTTCCGCCAACTGAGGCGCGTGGCTCTCCACAGGCAACCCAGCAATGTAGTTTTCCTGTTTCCGTACAGGTTTGTCTTGCTATTCTTGCTTCCAATAAGTGATTTAATTTCGTATATCGCATTTTAAACTCCTAGTTTATAACGCAAGTATCTCCATCGCAGAATTTGGTGCCGGCGCCTCCGGTGGTCATGTGGGCGCGTTGGAATGGAGTGATCTTGCTGGACATTTCTTCATACTGCTCTTTTGTGATCGGTTCGTAAGGTGCCTGCTTGTATCCTGTCTCCTCATATCGCAAGAAAGAGACTGCTTTGAGGCGAGTTTCATACATTTCTAGAGCCTCCTTGATTTGGGAGCCCTCATCAGGTTTAAACGATACCGTAACTGACACGGAGTTATCTGCCCAATAGTGTTGGTACTGTGCCGCAATCTCTAGCTGTTCCCACATTGTGGCATCCCTCTTTCCTTTATAGAAATATGGCTCGTGGACCGGAAATTCAACAACGGTAGTGTTGGGCGAATAATGGTCCTTTTCAATATTATAACCGTTTTCTCTCAAAGTTTCAATTAATTCTGAGGTGTCGGAAAATCTAATTCGACGGATATAGTATTCGTCTTCTGGAAAGTGAATTCCGGGCGTGGAGCCGTTTAGTAATGACACTGTACCAGAAGGCTTAATCGAAGTCATCCTAATAGAGCGTGGAATACAGAGCCAATTAGAATATTGCTCATCTAGCTCCTGAACGTGATCGTACGCCTTGTCGCACCAATCTAGCATCTCTCGACGGCCATGCTTGTTAAAAGCTTGGATAACTCCAGACTGTGAGAGGCCAATTCGCCGATTCTTCAGCATGATCGCGTTCGTCTCGGGCCAGTGTGTGTTTACCAAGGTTACTGTTTTGCCATATAAATAGGCGATTTTGAGCGTCTTAAGGTAATCCTCATATGTGTCGTGCTTTGCAGGGAATGTTTCCACTAGACAACACAATTCGGCATCTTCAAGCTGCTGTTCCACACAGGGATTAAACCCCATGATATGACGGTCGTCGTATCGTTCTGGGTCTTTGAACCGGCCGCGGGTACGAGCGTTGTTGAGCCAAATGTAGCCGGGTTCGCCATTCTTTTGTGACTGCTCTGCATGCCATCTATAATCCATACCCACTTGGGCTACGAAAGAGTTGTTGGAACCCCAACGGTGATGATAAAGTGCATCTTCGTCATTCTTCATCTGC